GTGGCAACCTCCCGCATTCCCTTGTCAAAGTCCGAGGCCATCTTGACCGATGCCCCAGCCACGCCAATGGCGGCCACGCCCACCAGGTTCAGCGCCTTGGTTGCTTTGCCCAGGGCATTGCTGGCGTTGTCTTTGGCGTTGATCAGGATCTGGAGTTCAGATTTGCCCACCGCCATCAGGGGTTATTACTCCTTGCGTCACGCTTGGCCCAGCGGTCCTCGGTCTTCTGGTGTTCGGTTTCAGCCCGCATCACCATCAGCCAGCCATCAATGACCGCCGCAGGGGTTCGGCAGAACTCCCGCCAGGACACGTTCATACGCTGACACAGCAGCAGCGGCATCAGTTCCTGCGGCCATCCGGCACTCCCGAGGTAATGGCCTCGGAGCGCCCGTTCGACTTTCCCGCTTCATCCTCAGACCAGCAGTTCAGCTTGATGATTTCTCGGCCCAGCCACTTGGCGGTTCGGTCGTCCAGCAGCGCCTTGTTCTGCTCGGTCAGATCCTGTTCATACGACCACGTAGCCAGCCCGTATTTGAGCAGGGTGCCAAGATCATATTCATCCAGCGGGTCATCGGATGAAGGGGCAGCCGTGGCATCCTCGGCCCGTTGCGGCAGCGCGGCCATGATCTCGGGGTCAATCCCCTCCATCACCGCAAACGACCGCCGCGTGCGGGCCAGCTGTGCTTCGTCACGTTCCGGCCACGCCAGGAGCCGAAGACCAAAGCTGGCCCCAGGCTCCCAGGGTGGTGAGACTTCAACCGGATGCTCATGATTGATCAGTGCCATTCTGTCCTCCTGAAATGGCTAAGCCGGAAAGCTGGCGAGCGCGTTCTGCACGACATATTCCACATCCTGGCCGGAGGTCGAATCGTACTGCGACACAAGATGAAGGCTGACCACGCTGTTGCCATCACGATCTGCCCCCAAATCCTGGAGTGAGTCATCCGCGTGAACGAACGAACCCTTGAGGTCAATCGTGTGGTATCGCCCGTTGTCAGGCGATGCGAACGCCGCACCCAGCAACCGCAACTGAATGAACCGCTTGCTGCCCGAAGCCTTGGCCGCGATTTCTGTCTCGTACAGGTTTGATGCCCCCGTGTCGAAGGTGGCCTGGATCACCAGGTCCGTGGTTCGCGTTTGCGCTTCCACCCCAGCCCAATCGAGCGCATCCCTGTTCTGGAGATACCATTGCGGTGCCACAAGAGGTGACTGGCTCCATGTGAAGCCGTAGACCTGACCGTTGATGTTAGTCGTACCCAGGTTCGCCCACGTGGTATCGAGGCTCATCTGCCAGCGCAGGTTCGATGCGTACTTCACGGCTGGAAGCGCGATGCCACTGGTGTAGGTTGACTGGACGCTTTTTCTGGCATCCATTGACCACGTGATCTGAGGAAGGGATTCTGTCCCTCCTGTGATTTCGAAGCTCGTGGTCACGCCGAACGGAGCCTCCATCTGTTGTTTCGCATCGCCGTCATCCACCACGAATTCTATGGTATATGGATCAACCGACGGCGCAGTCTGGGATGGCGCGAACGTCCAGAGGCGGGCTTCACCTGATCCTGGAATGGATGAGGTCACCCCGCCCTTGATCCCACTGAGAAGGGGGAGAAGCACCTGATTGAAGTCGAGGTCTGTTGAGATCTCAAGCTGCGATGCCTCACGGGTTAGCACGGGCGATGTCGCGGCCCTGGATAGGACGCCGCTCAGTTGCCCCTCGAACATCTCCTGGGTCTGCATGTGGCGATAGGTGCCACTTTTGGTCAATATGCGCCGTGTGGCGGCCACAGCCGTGCCGTCGGTCGATTCCTTGCCCACCTGAATGAGCGTAAGGGGTTGAATGCCAGCAGCCATTACTTATCTCCTGCGGCTTGTTTCTTAGCCGATTCTTTCTTGTACAGGTCGGACGCTTCCACGGCCTCCTGAATACCTAACTCTTTAACCTCTTTATCGCTGAGGTCACGCGCTGGAACGCCAGGGATGAAGTCCCCTTTGCCCATGTATTTCCAAGCCATCAAAACCTCCTTATTAGGTGATGGATACCGCCGCTTTGAGTTCAACATCTAGCAACAAGTCGAGGCCCACGAAATCAACACCAGCCCACGACAACACGCCCAGCGTGGGGTCACTGCCCCTCAGGATGCTCTGGTTCACCGAACCGCCCAGCGTCACGTCAGCGTTCTGGGCCGTGATGATGGCGTTCATGTAGCTGGATGCGATATCAGCCGCGCGGTCCTGGTCGGAGTCGTGAACAATCAACTGCATCCGAATCGTGTAGAACAGGATCCGCAGTGAGATGTCCAGTTCCTGGCTGGTCAGGGTCCAGGTGTTGAGGAAGCACGGCGTGTCGGGCAAGGCGCTGCTCATCGGCGGGGTGTATTTGTACGCCCGCTTGATGCTGCTGTTGATAGGCGCGGTGATGCTCAGGCCTTCCTGTAGGGTCACCAGGTTGGTCAGGGCCGTTCGGATATCAGCCATCAGCCGACCCACCCGCTGCCGAACCGCTCGGCCACTTTCTTCTCCAGTAGTTTCATCTGGAACGGCATCTTGATCATGATGGCTTGGTGGGCCGCCTTCATAAAGAAGCGGCCCTTGATGCCGCGCCGTGCGATGGCTCGGGCCACCACAAAGGCCAGGTTGGGATTGCCCAGCTTGCGCCGCGCCCATCCACGCAAAGCGTTCGGTGGTGGCATCCGCGCCCCTTTACGCCGTCCGAACTCCACCGGCACGGCATACGCCTTGTTCGAGAATATGCGGGCGCTCATGGGCTGGGCATCACTGTGGATGCTGCGCTTCAGTGCGCCGGTATCACGGGGCGCTCGCTGCTTGGCGGTGCGTTCCCCAACGGCCGCGATGGTCTGAAACATTTCAGCCATCGGCTCACGGTATAGCTCAGGCCGCAGTTTGCGCTTCAGGGAATCCAGCCCTGTCATGTCGATGTCGTACTTCATTAGAACAGGGATCGTTTCGCGTACACGTTCATCAGGGCGCTGACAATCTCCTGGGCCTGTCGGCTGGTTTCCAGCACCGTCTCAGCCCCCACGTTGACCGTACGGGTGGCCCGTGGTGTCTCTAGCCGTAGGATGCCGGTCAGTTGTACGCACGCCTGCTCGATGGCTGACGGCACACTGGGCCAGCCGAAGGTCGCCGTGACCTCGACCCGGTGCTGCCCCCACTGGTTCTTGCTGCTCCAGGACGGGATGAAGATTTCGGTGTACGGCCCAGGTTCCGGGCCATCGGCGGCGTTCAGGGGCCGCAGTTCATAGTCGGTTGATGCCCACGCAGACTCATCGGAAAAGCTGCCATCGTCATCGGTGTCCACCTTGATGCTGGTCAGCGTCACCAGGTCGTCGATATACAGCGCCTTGGGCTGGTTGCTCAGGTCGGTCGCCCGGTAGATGCGGGCCACGGCGCTGGCATCGGTGGTGAAGAACCGCCCGAGCTTGCGCTCCATGTACCGCGAAATCGCGGTCAGGTCGGTGAGGACTTCCGCATCCTCGCCAGTATCAGATTTGGATATAAGGCCGCGATAGGTCGCAGCCGTTGCGTATGCGTCTGTTACTGCCACTTGCTAGCTCCCGCGTAGGCGTTAGAGCCAGCAACCGACGTGCAGGGAGGACTCCTACACGCCGGTTACTGGAAAGGTTCTAATAGCAACCATCTCAGGCCGCTGCTGTAAGGGCGATATAGGTGAGGTCGTCACCCGCGTTGTCGCAGATGCGATAGACGAGAGACAAATTGCCAATCACCAGGGTGATCTCGTCCCCCGCATCAAGCTCGATGCCGGTGGTGGCGTCAGTGGTCCCGTCAGCGACGGTGACCCCGGCCCCACCGAGGTAGACGTTGCCAGCGTTCGATGCCAGCGCCTTGAACGTCACCTGCAAGCAGTCGATGTCCGGCCCCTGAAGCGCCGAGGCAGACCCTTGCAATTCGCCCGATATGACCTTGCTGTTAATAACCGCCATCGGACTATGTGAACGCTATCGCGTCGGACGCGATGACCAAACCCGTCGGCGCAAGGATGCACAGGTACACGGTCCTGGCACCGGTGTGCGTCATGGTGATTTGGCAACTGCCGCTGTCGTTCGTCTGCCAGCGAGCCGACTTGGACGCTGAAAATTGGAAGTGCAAGTTACCATCGCCACCGTCTGCCCAGCCACCAGAAAGTGCGGTTGAGGTTTGCCCCTCGCCATCACTGGCTTCGGATAGATAGGCATCGAACACGACTGGCAATGCCAGGGCCTCGGAGTATCCGAGAACCTCCACCTTGACGGTGATCGCATTGGCGCTTTCGGTCCCTATCGTGAACGTGACATCGTTCCAGGGCGGGATCGACGCACCTGCGGCCTGAGCCGCTGTGATCTGTTGTATTACGGCCATTTATTTCTTCTTTCTCGGTCGGCCCCGCTTGCGGGGTTTGGGTTCGGCCTCGGCCTCGGCCTTCGCCTCAGCTTGCCTTGGTTTCGGTTTCGATTCCTGGACACTGGCATCCAGTTGGGCAGCCACGCCAAGAGCCTGTACGTCAGCAGCCTTGAGCGTTCGACCGGCATCTGCCAGTAAACGCCCGTCCTGCTGGCCGGACTCCCCAATCAGAGAACCATCGTCAGCCACCACCACCCGTTCATCGAATGTGTAGGTGCGCTTCGCTCCGGTCCCCTTGATGTTGACTCTCAGCATGTGGCTGCCCTCCTGAATTCTTAGACGCCGGTCACGGTTGCAAGGGCGCTGGCTCGGAACCAGGCAATGGCAACCCGCATGGTGGCTCTAATTGTGACTTCGCCCTCGGTGAACTGGGTTCCCGTCCAGCCGGTCTCGATGTCAACTCCACGCCTCACGAAGAGGCCTGCATAACCCTGAAGGTCACCCATGCTGATGGTGTTCTCGGTGGCAGCGGTTGTCACGGTCACCGGAACGCCCCAGATGGTCTCTGGCGCGGTCGATGCCGGGTTGCCCCAGATGTAATTGCCCGATGTGTCCCGGAGCAATCTGATCGACTCCCAATCTGAAGGATGCACGAACACTGCCGTGGGATTCGCAAACCCAACCGAACGGCACTTGCGAATTGACTTATAAATCGCGTCGGGGGTCGGGTCCGAACCCTTGGCCGTGGTGTTGATGCCAGAAACGGAGTTCAGCCCTTCGAGGTTCGGCGCGACCCCGTTACCGGCAAGCAACTGGCTGTCGAGACGAGCGCGAATCATGTAGCTCAATCTCTGGTTGATGTAATCCCGAACACCGGACACGTCAGAAAGCTGCTCGTCCGTAACCGGCAACGCAACCGCAATCTTTCGCACGGTCGAGGTCGTTGCAGTCAGGGCCAAAGCTGCCTCTCCGAATGCAGCCCCTTCAGCGGCTTCGGCGGCGTTGTTCGTAAAGGTGGATTCGAGTTGATAAATTATCGCTGACTGATCCGTGTTAAAAAACGGGATTTGATCGGCAACCGCTATCGGACGCTGCGCTGACAACACCGCATTGGGCATCTCGATACTCTGAGGCGCCCAGCCTGCGGATGTGGTCATCAGGGTCTTCAACTCGTGTGCGCCGATGTCCATCGTGGCGACGGCCCCGCGAGTTTTGAACGCATCACTATCGACGTAGAAATCGCCGAAGTTCTGTAGCTGCTTGACGCCTTCGGGCTGCGCCGGTTTCCATGTCGGCTCGGTTGCGTCCTTAATCCGCTTCTCGGCGTTTGCGTGATCCTGGGCGGCCTGCTTCTGGTCGGCAACCCATAGACCGAGATCCTCAACCTCAGCGATGAGTGCCTGCTGGTGCGCGGCGACCTCATAATCCTCGGCGGGCTTGCCGTTTACGGTCTTCTGTTTGCTGTAGACG